CCTCGTGCTTGATCTTCACACGGCCCGTCTCATTGAGAACCTTGTTCCAGGGCATTGATGTGAGAGGTTCGCCCTTCTTCTTGAGGCCCAGGCACTCAAAGAACTGTGCGAGCTTCCATGCCATGCTATCCTGGAGTACGAGATAATCGTTGAGCTTCCAGAACTGACCTTCTTCGTCAAGTTCAAGAGTGATTTTCGCCATCTTCTTTCCTGTCTTGGAGACAGTCTTCTCAAACTCCGTAACTGTGAAACCGTACTCTCCGACGGGCGGAAGGTTTGACTGTCCTGCCTCTGCTGAGATACCGCTATCCCAGTCCATCTCTGCTGCGTTCTCTACCTTCTTGATTTCATCTGCCATATCAAATTCCTCCTGTTACTTTTTCATAAATGGCTTTATATTCTTCGTTCGTAGTGTTGGCATTGATGCCGTACTTGTTGACTATCTCCTGCTTTTGGGCAGGCTTCATGTCCTTCATGAACTCGCGAAGCTTCATGCGATAGTCAGGTTCCTTCGGTTTCTGCTCGATGCCCTCAAACAGATGTTTAATCTGGCTAAACTCCATCGGCATTACGTCAGGGAGACCGTATCTGTTCTTCGCATCCCAGCAAGGATGGTGAGAAGCGTACATAACACGCTTACCGCCTGTCGCCTTCTTGCTCTTAGTGTTCTGATCCGTGATCACGTCTGTCTTGTAATTGCAGAAGAGGACAATGTCGGCCCATTCCTTCAAGAGCGGTGACACCTTCTTTGAGAGCTTCATCTCCCATCTGTCATACGCTCCCATCTCGTCAGGCTGCTCAAACTTCCGCATCTGTGCATGAGCCGTAAAGACTACGTTGACACCCTGTTCAATGAGATCGTCACACTTCCTCAAGAGTTCCTGGAACTTCTCTGCGAGATAGACGTAGCCTTTTCCATAGCCGACGCTCTCAATACCCTTGACACCCTGATCGATGCAGACCTGTGCTATGCAGAGCTGCTCGGCCCAGTCAGCCGTGTCGATGACAAGTGTCTTGCCAGGCATAGACTCAATGAAGTCATTGACGTATGTGATGATGTCATTCCACGTTTCCGGTGTAGGATAGCGTGATACATCCAGTTCTTTTGTCGAGCCTTCAACGTCGATGAATACCGGAGCAGGATAGCAGGAAGCCAGTGTTGACTTTCCAATTCCTTCCGGACCATACTGCACGACCTTCTTTGCGGTCTCGATCTTACCTTTTGTTATGGGAATACCCATTCCTTTACCTTCCTTTCCGCTTAACGCTTTTAATAATTTGAGATACTGTTTGATGTCATCCGACTTCAACATAGGGATCCTCCGAAGCCTTGAAAGCTTTCAGATAGAAATTCACATATCCCATGCCGAGTGAGTCATAGATAGGTTCCAGAAAATTGAAGTTATACTTCTGCTGTTCTCTCCACTTGACCTGACTGCAAGCTTGTTTGTCTGATACGGCCCATGTGGATCCAACGAAGTCCCTTCTGTAGTCTCTGGCATAACAGCCATTCCCTATACCAAACCTATAAACGTGATATTTACTTTTCTTCTGTTCCATAAGCTTCCTCCGACATAGGTGAACCGCAGTGAGGACAGAAGAGATACTTTGCTATGACCATGCTCTTACAGTTAGAACACTTGAAGCTCGCATACTTCTTCTGTGGTACTTCCAGCCAGGAGCCTTTTGTTCTTTCGTAGTCCTTACGGCCCTGTGCGTAGCCTCTGTCATAAGCGTCGTAGAGAACTCGGTGCATCTTACTGACGCACCCGTTAAGATTTCTGTAATGCTTCATGGGAATCACCTGATCCTTAAACTCTGCTTGACTTCCAGATGAGCAAGTCCTTCCAAGTCCTTACCTGACTTCAAGTCTTCCAGGAGCTTCTTCTTGTCGATCTCCGGTTCCTTGACTCTCAGATACTCGGCAGGGATGTTCTCGATATACTGCTCATCAACAACGACCGACGGAGCAGTATTCTGAATTGATGTGGTGAATGTTCCACACTGGATCTTCTTCTCACCTGCTGCGTTCATCGCATCCTGCATGAGTGCCTTGAGTCTCTTGATCGCGTTCTCTTTTGCCTTTCTTCTGGCATTGAGTCGCTCTTCTTCCTCTTTGAGTCCTGCGATAACCGCTTCCTCATTCTTGATGTACTTGCAGCAGTTCTCCAGTTTGATGGAGAGGTCTTCTGTTGCCGTCTCCCATGCTCCGACGAGTGCCTCATCATCGACGAGCTCGTCTTCCAGGATCATCCAAAGAGTGTTAAATTCGTTCTTGAGTTCATATATGCTTGCCATTAGTTGTCACCGTCCTTTTCAAATAAAACTTTGTTAGTATCTAAGTCCACAATTTTAGTAACGTCTTGGAGACAAACATCATCTAAATTAACGTCAATTCCTTCAAGAACACTGTGTTCAAAGCCGTCAAAATCGTCATAGGTTGTACCGATGTAAAAGTAAAAGTCATAAAGGACAAACGTATTGATACAATCTTGTTCATAATGATTTTCACAAGTAAAACAATCTCGTTCACAACAATGATTACAGATAAAATCTCTTACTCCTGACTCTTTGTAATAAACCAAAAGCTTTCTGGGGTTATATCCGACTTTCTTTAAAAGAAAATTGCATTTATCTGTCTTGTTTCTAAGTATGTCAAGCTCATGCTTATAAGAATCTATTTCATGTGAGTCATGTAAAATTTGCTTGTTTTGAACCTGACAGTTTTCCTTGCTTTTGGCTAAATCATGTAAAGTCTTATATAGTTTTTCGACTTTCCACTCATCACTTTGCGCTTCGCAATATTTCTCAAAATCTGATCGAGACATTGTTGCCAGATTATTATGTTGATTAGCCATACTTAAAAACCTCCGAACTCAACTTCATCGCTTGCACTTCTGTTGTCGATGATCTCGATGACTTCGTGCTTTGCTTCTCTCCTGAGCTGGATGTTCTCCATCGTCAGCTTTCTGTTCTTCTCACGGAGCTCCATGATCGTCTGGTTGTCGAGGATGAGCTCAACGATCATTCCGAAAAGGACACCGACTGCTGTCGCTCCTATGATGTAAATAACTGTTAAACCGTTCATGTAAAATCTTCCTTTCATCTGCTGGTAATTCGTTCTCAACGTATTCGACGGAATAGACCGCGTCGTAACGTGTATTGAACCCGTGTACTTCTTCCATCGTTTCAACAAAGCAATCTATCCAGAGTCCGCTAAATGCTCCCGTGTCTTCTGCAACGTAGACGTGACCGTCAATCATGAAAAGGTCTCCGAAATGGTGATACCGTCTGTCAATCGCGCACGTTGTCGGTTCATAGTTGTCATCCGAGTAGTGAACTTCTATGCCCGAAGCGGTCTGTCTGGAGTTCGTCTCTTCATCCGAGTAAGCCGTCAGGAAGTAGATTCCGAGATATTCCGTCTCAATCGTGGTGAATGTGATGTCAACTGATTGCCAGACGTTTCTCAGTTCCTTCTCCTGAGCAATGACAGGATGTGGCTGCTTTGTTTCCTTCTGTTCTCTTGGAGCTCTCGGCTCCGGTTCTGACTCAATGACTTCTGTCTGTTGGTAAATAACCTTTTCTTCTCTGTCGAATACCATCATGCTGAGTCCTGCAAGAAGGGTTATTGACGTGAACATGAGAAGATAGTCATTTGTTTTAATAAGCTGTTCTTCCGTCATCGGTCTTTACCTTGTAGATCTCGTCAAAGTCTCCTTCATAGGCTTTCATCGCGTTCTCCAGATCCGAGTATTCGTACTTCTGTGACCTGAGAAGGCTTGCTACGATGTTTGCCGAGATTGCTTTCTTGTCCGCTCTGGTGAAGTCCCTCTGTCCGTTCAAGCACCGCCAGACATAATCTCTTGATCTGTTCGCTGCGTGAGCCAGCTCTGTCATCGACTTGAAATGTCTGCCGAGCGACGGATAGAGTCCGCATAAAGCCTTCATACTGTTTCCTTTCGGGACAAGTTGTCCACACCATCGTTAAAAAAAATAGACATGAACTCCTCGTCTGATAAACGAAGAACTGTCTTGAGTGCCATGATCTCGCCCTGATCAAAAGAACGCTCACCATTCAGCTTCATGTGGAGACTCTGTCTGGATATGCCTATCTTGTCAGCCAGAACGGAAACCTTGACACATCGGTCTTGAATGACTTCTTTTAATAAGCCATTGTTCATATTTTATTCCTCCTTCCTGTGATTTCGTGGACACCTTGTCCACAAGTTGAATATATCGCTTTGTGGACAGTGTGTCAACATTTATTTCCTAAAATGTTGACAATTCGGAACAATGTAATACAATCGTCATAAACGGAGGCATAAAATAAAATGAAAAGAGAAGAAGCAAAAAGAAAATATGGAGAGAACCTAAAAAAGCTCAGGATAGCAAGAGGTCTGTCTCAGGATGAACTCGCAAAAGCTCTGGGATATACAAACAGGTCTTCAATCAATAAGATAGAAATAGGCAGGAGCAACATTCCTACAGATAAGATTGCCAGGACTGCCGAAGTCCTCGGAGTAAGTCCTCTCGAACTGTTCAAAGCGGATGATATGGTTGATGAAGTTCATGTCATAGCTGGTGGATCTACGAAGAATATGCCTATTATTTCTGTAATAGGCGAAGATACACTCCCGTCCGGTGCTTTTCACGGTGGACTGAATATCAGAGCTGATCTATGGATGGAGTTCTCCAAACTGTCAGACAGGAACCAGGAGCAGGCCATGACTTATATCAAGTATCTGGCTGAGTTACAAAAGAAGGAAGAGGAGAATAACGATGAACAGTCCTAAATGGGATGGTCAGCGCTGGAGAATACAGGTTCAGAAAGATGGGAAGAGATATTCCTTCTCATCCAAGACACCTGGACCGAAGGGACGGAAAGAAGTCATACAAAAGTACGATAATTGGTACTATGGCGAGGCTTCGGGAGAAAAGTCCGTTTTAACGGTCTGCAAGCAATACCTTGAAGATGTTAAAATGAGGAAAGGCGAACACTCCGCAGCCTATGAACAGTATGAGTGCTATATACGACTCTACATCGTCCCTGTGTGCGGTTCCAAGAAAATATGCAAAATGACATTGAGGGACTGGCAAAGCCTTCTTAACGAAGCGTCAGGGCAGAAAAAGCCACTGTCAGAGAAAACCCTCAAGAACCTCCGTGCTATCATAATGGCAATAGTGAAGTTCGGGTATCAGGACTATCAGTGCGAGCTCCTGAGAGGGACGTTATACATACCGCAGGGACATTCCAGGAAGGAAAAAGAGATCTTACAGAGAGACGATGTGAGAAGGCTGCTGGAGCCTTCGCCACTCTGGTATCACCCTCTTTTCTGCTTCCTGCTTCTGACAGGCATGAGACCAGGAGAAGCTCTCGGTCTCAAGGTCAGTGACATTGAAGGAGACAGAGTCATCGTCAGAAGAGCTGTCAATGCAAGAGGCCATATCACTGACGGAAAGAATGAAAACGCTCGAAGGATGATTCCCATAGACGGACTCGCAAAAGGAATACTCCACAAGACAATAAGACGGAATGAAGATTATAACCTCCGAACAGAATGGATCTTCTGTTCTGCTGACGGTTCACAGGGTAAGCAGAGCCGTATGAGAAAACACTGGCAGAAGCTTAAAGAAGAGCGTGACCTTCCAGGAACCGTTTACTCGCTCCGTCACACTTTCATTTCCATGATGAAGAACGTCATGCCGGAGCAGATGATAAAGGATATTGTAGGACATTCTGTCAGCATGGACACCTTCGGCACTTATGGTCACATCCTGAGTTCAGATACACGTCAGGCAGCCGAGATCATCAGTCTTACTTTCGGTGAAGATTTTGGTGAAGTCAAGTCCACGAGCGATGGAAATGAAAACAAGTAAATCTGAAAAAGTCCATAAAACACGCACTTTTTGTCTTTGGTAAGACATACAGTTATGAGTTCAAGTCCCGTATGCTCCACCAGAAGAAACCGCTCAACCGTCGAAGGTTTAGCGGTTTTTGTTTTTTCTTTGGTGAAGTTTTGGTGAAATGTTGATAAATAACTCCAAAAGAAAAAGCCCCCAGCGTGAGCTGAGGGCCTTTTCTTATCCAGAGGTTCAATATGGTCAGAACATTGTCTTCTTGTAAAAAGAAGTGCCGAGCGAAGAAGCAGACTCGACACTCCAGGAAATAAGACCGTAGTCTTATTTGACTGTGATCGTTGCTCCTTTCAGAGCTTCCATAACGATGTCTGCATTTTGAGATTCGATCTCAATGGTGATCGTTACGGTGTTGTTGGTCGGTTCGGATTCGTCAGGTTCATCATATCTTGGTCTTCCGAAGCCTGCGATCCTTCCACCGATGTCGGAGTATGAATACCATTTTCTTTGAACCATGTCTCCGGCATTTCCTTCGATGACCGTTATATAACTGTCGATGTCCTCGACAATACCGACGTGTCCAATCTTGCCGTTTACATTAAAGAAGCACATATCACCGACTTTCGGTTCGGAATACCATGCGTCAGCGTTTTTGAAGTAGTCTGCAAACTCTCTCGCGCCACAAGACCAGTTTGGAGAGCTTTGGTATAAGAAATAATATGCGTCCCACTTCTTTTCTTCGTTGCTTCTGTCTTCCGGAGTGCAAGCCTGGAGAACGCAGAAATTGCAGAACGAAGCACACCAGCTTATGTTCTGCTTCGATTCCGGATAGTAGTTGCACTCATCGAGGACTTTCGAAAAGATTGTCCAGTTGTCGCCATCCTCTCTATAACCCAGCCAATCGTTAGCAATCTTAAGTGTATCTTTTGCTGTACATGAGCCCATAGTGTCACTTTTCTCCTTTCTTATCTTCGTATATCTTCTTAGCCACAATAACGACAGCGCCTGCCAGCGTGTCTATGGCTGCGAGCGTTGCCGTTATCTCTGTCATGTATGGAACATTCCATATAGAAACGAGAGCTCCTATGAACGTGATCACAGGAGCTACGAGCAGAGCCACAGTCTTGATGGTGTCATACGTTTTATCACTCATTCTTCTGTTCTCCTTTCGCTATCATGTCGAGCCTTTTATGAGCTGACTTGACCGACTGCTCCACTATGATCAGACGGTCATTGAACTCATTATGCTTCTCGACCTTGACGGACAGATCCTTTATCTGCTCCGTCATGAACTTCATCCGTTCGTCGATTACCTTGTCATGGGCCTTGTTGCTCGTTATGGTCGCCACTATTGTCGGAATGGCGACACATAAGCCGGAAACAAGAGCCGTGACGATTCCTGCAAGCGAGCTGTCCATGTGACCACCTCCTCACGATTCGGTTAATGTATATTCGAGCGTCATCGACTGACTGGTGGTCTTGGTGACAGCGTTCTGGAGGTTATATTTTGTTGTCAGGAGCAGCTTATTGGCGAGAATAAATCTCGGCTTATCTGCATACTGCGTAAAACCATTATCTTTTTTGAGCCATTGAGCATAAGTTGACGGTTTGTCAGGAGTGCTGATAAAGACATTGTGATATATAGCTCCAGAAGGAGTAAACTGTTGTTTGCAGGTATATCCCACATTCCCGTTTATGACTCTTCCATTATTTATGAAAATATCACCTGCTCCCATAGGAGACTGCATCATTTCCTGTGTTTCGTTGAAGCTAATCGTGGACTGTGACGCAGGAGTGGTTATGTCTATTTTCTTATACCCTGTTACATTAGCAAAGGGATAGCTGGTGTTTCCGCTCCAAATAGGTGAAGCAGATGTCGGAAAATAGAAGTTATTTCCGATCTTCAAAATATTGGCATATTCAGTCATCCCCATTCCAAGCGGAGCTATGTCGTGATTATCCGACTGTATTGTCTTGTAGTAAACTCCAGAACCCAGATCGAGCAGAGCTTCGTTCTCACAGTCAATAACGCAGTATTTGATGTTCTGATCGTCATAGGCCGATGCACTTGTCAGATTGTGGAAGATGTAAAGATACTTATTCGTATAATCGAAGTAGAAACAAGGGTTAGCATACAGATTGAACGGAATCGTGACATCGAATGTCTCCTGCAGCTCTGTTCCCGTTTCCAGTGTCTGATGGAGTCCTGACTTCAAGTAAGCGAGCTTCCTGATATATACCGTGACTGTGTTCGTGTCCTTCTTATAGAAAGCCAGAGCGTGAGTGTCATCATACATAACCTGTACTGACTTAGGATCACCATATTCTACTGTTAACGAGTCCCAGAAACTCGTGTCCTGATTGATAATTTCAAACGGTTCAAAGTTGTTCTTGAAACCGTAAGTATCAGAACCGAGTCCGTAAGAACCCGTGTCGGAATGAGTCAGAGATAGAGCTCGGATTGTCCCGTTTCCGTGAGTAGTTCCCCACTCGAAAACGAGCTTCATACTGTTGTCGCTCTTGATATAGGATGACGTGAGAGGGTTTCCGCGCTTCAAGTCATCGTCATGCTCTACATCAATGGCTGTCTGACCAGCATGAGCGATGAGAGCATTACTTGATGACGGATAGTAGTCTGCAGGATCAGGATCTGTCTCACCCTGTTCAATAGGAAAGGCACTCCCAAAACAGAGCACTCCTCCGAACCACTTCTGCCAGAGCGGAAACATCTTCGAGTAATCAATACCGCCCAGGTAATTAGCCTTCATGATGTCCTTAACGGCATCCGTGACAATGTTGTCACCTTCGATGAC